CTAGTTGCTCTCTTAGACTGATCTATGCTTAACTCGGTTCCGTTAATTCTAGCAGCAGTTTCTATAATATTTCTGTGAGTCCATCTGTTATATTTGGACCATAAATTACCGTCGCTGCTGGCTCTATTAATTGTAAAATAGTCTTTTTCCCTTGCAAATCCTATTGCTGTAGAATAAGGGGTTATGTCATAACCTTCGGAATCAAATTCTATGATTTCATTTTCAAGGAAGTCAGTGGGGGTTACTAATTCTGATTCTGGTATAAGTTTTATTCTTTCACCAACTCCTTCTACAAAATAGTTGCCTTCTTCATAACTGCTAGGAACAGTGTTTCCTTGAAAGTAGATTTTCATACCATTAGAAAGTTCGAAATCCTGTCCAGTAGTGTAATTTTGTTTGCCTAGTATTTCTTCTTCGACATTTATAGAAGCAGCTTCTTCAAGATCGTATATTCTTACAAGGCCGCCTGCATTTATATCTACATCCGAAACATAATATAGAAAGTCTGGCGAATTAGCATCAAGCGAAAATTCAACCACTCCCTGCTCAACGCCTTGTATAGGTATTGTTCTGCTGAGATTTAGATCTTGATTCTCGTTCCACTTTTCTCTATCTTGTTCAAAAGAGTCTCCAGATCTATGATCAATTATCACAGTGTACACTTTGGAATCTACAAGAACAGTTTCTCCAGTCTCATAATAGGTATACGCAGTCCAAGGTCTAGCAGTCAGTCTTTCTGTTCTAAAGCTAATTGGTACTTCAGGAGAATCTATTTCAAATCTGTAAGACACTCCTCTGTATAGAGTTAACTCAGGATTTTGTGTTAGTCCGTCTGGAGAGAATACAAAAGCAAAATTATCGCCGTTGTCTACAGACTCTACTGAAAATGTAGAAGCAACATCAAAAGACTGACCAGCAACTGGTACAGGTTCAGGACCGTTAGGCAGCCAATAGTATTCTCTAAAGTTCGTAAATTTATCCCAATCAATGTGTGGATCCCAGGCATAATACTCTTGTCTGTTTAAGAGAGAATGATTAGAAACATCACCGCCTATATTTCTTAATTGATTTATGTAATCATTGTAATCTTTGTAGAATACAACATTATCGATGCTGTCTTTAATTACAGCAGCAGGTTCAAGTTGATAGTCTTCTCTCTGTTTGGAAACATCACCTACGTAAAAGTCTTCTGGCCTAAAAGCAGGAGATGCCTTTCTTCCAAAGTAACCGTTGATTTTATCTACAACACCGGGCTGCATTAGCTGATCAAAAGTAGATGCTAGGAATTTGTTGTTTACTTCCGTGCGAAAATATCTTGGAAGATGGAATGATCCCTGTCTTCTATCGTCGCTGCCGTCTGGCAACGGAAAGTCGTTCTGATCGTTAATAGCCATTAGTAGCTAAATCCTCCACTGCTTGATCCACTAGAGCCGCTAGACGGCGTTGATGTAATTTGTGTGCTGTTTGTCATAGAAGATGACATTCCCATTGTGCTGTTCAACGGAGCACTCTGAATTTCTGTTGTAGTAACACTTGATTCTGTAATAATGTTGCTGCTTGCTCTTAATTCAGTTGCTGTGATTTCGTCTATAATTTCTATATCTGCTACGGTAGCGCCTGATATAAAAATTTCATCTGATTCGGACTTGATTTCATACAATGATCCAAACGAAGCTGTGCCTTCTATTGGAACTATGACAAAACTAGCAAGATCAGGAGCATTTTCATTTATTACATAAGCCGCAAGCTCTGAGAAATAAAAGACATCGCCGAACTCCCAATTGTCAAGTGCAAAATATCTATTGATAGATCTTATTACTCTTGATTTCAATTCATTATCGTTTATTACAAGATCCGAATTTTTTACAATCTTAAATTGTGCCTGAAGATTCGGTGGTGCTTTCTGACCAAACAATACCTTGTATTTTACTGGATGATAGATAATTTCATCACTGATAGATTTTATTTTGTTCAAGTCTTGGCCAAAGTTAATAAACAAGCTGTCGTTGCTAGGCGGTAGTGGTTTGCTGTCTACCTCATTACTTAGCCATGCTCGAAAGTCGGAATCATAGCCTCTGGTAAGCATGAAAATATCGATAATGTTAGAAGCACCTGGATCGATTCTTACGTTTTGATCAGCTGAATGAAAGTATTGGAATCTTAAATTGTCTCTGCCTACTCTTGCTCTATAGTTTTGATTGATGCTTGTGGTATTTGTAGTTATATCTAGATTTTCAAACACGTCTTCCTGTACAAAATACAAAAGCTGATTCTGCGCAAACTGACTCTTTGGTATTGATTCAAATTCAGTCTTTTGACCAAAAACTCTTAGATTGATGTCTGAAGGTGAAACATAAACAAAATCATTTATTCCGTCATTTGTACGCACACTTTCTAGAAAGACTAATTTGTCCTGCGGGTTTTGTTCTTGATTTACAATGTCTTCGAATAGATTAGGAGAATCTACAATGCCATCATTGTCCGAGTCAAAGAAAGATACTTCTATTTTTTTGGAATCAACGTAGCCTAAAGCATCTCTGTATTCTTTTATGATTTCCCAATCAAAATTTTGATTAAGCGGCTCAGCTGAGTCAGGTCTTGGATTTATGTCTAAAACAGAAATTCTGTCTTTGATAGTTTTTCCTGTCTGTACGTCAAACACATTATCAGAACTGTCATAGAAAAATCTTACTTCTTGATCTGATTCGAAAATGTATTTCAGTGTTTTATAGGTTACAGAATACTTTTCGCCGTTTGTTTCAAATAACAAAAACCAGCTGGAGTCTAATTGATTGTCTGTAGTGTCACCAGTTTTTCCTATAGAAAAATCACCTATAGCGTTTAGATTGTTTTGAGTAATTATTTCCCAAGTTCCTGTGTCTCTTGCATATCGTATGCCAAAAGTATTATAGGAAAATATCTGATCTATCGTTTGGGATCTTACATCGTCTGTGAGGCTGTTTGGTAATGCTGTAATTATTTCAGCAAGAACAGCTCCTGTTGGTACACGGTCTCCCAGTATGATAGGTCCTTGACTATTATCCTCTACGTTTGTTCCGTCGCCTTGAATAGATAACACCTTGGTCCATATAGCAGTGGTCGAGCCGGAATGATCGGCTGGTCCTGCCATTAGAGAACCGTCCGGCATAAAATGAAATCCTTCGGGCGGTTCAAACTTTAACAGTGAATTAGGTTTTACAAATCTTAGATTAGACGAAGCAAAGGTAGAAACTTTAGCAGTCACGCCGCCAGCGTTTTCAAAGAATCCTGAATTAGCGTTTGTTTGATCTAGCGTTTCGTTCCAGGTATTGCCTAGATCCTTTACTAACAGTCTAGGAAACTGATCGAGGTAAAAATTATACAGGCTGGTTTCTTCAAAGATTGGTTCGATTCTGTTTAGAATTGTTCCTTCAACTTCTGTTATCGTATCAAAATCAAATTCTATTTTCTCATCTATAAACTCTTTGTATAGAGCACCGTCAGACGCAAATATATTAGTAGAGCTATACTTTCCGCTGGGGTCGAGCAGATCAAAGTATCTAGAAATACCGCTCGAAGATCTATTGATTGATTTTACTTTTACAATTTCTTGGTTTAAACTGAGAGGTGCTATCTGATAGTCCTCGCCTGTTACCATTCTGTTCTGAGTATAATAGGTAGAAGGAGCGTTTGTTTTTATGCTTTCATTTGTTTCAGATGTAGTAGCGTTGTCTATAGTATATTTCAGCGAAAGAGTAAGTGTCAGAGTTTCTGTTCTACCGCTTGTGGAAATATAGGGTATCTGGACTGAGATATTTCTCATATCCTGCGGCTTCATTAGAATTCGTGAATTAGCAGAAGTTCTGTAATAGACTCTAAAACTGCCCTGAGGTAGATTGCCAAATGTTCCGTCTGCGAATATAAGAGAAATTCTGTCTTCTACTCTTGTGAGTACAGAATAGATGTTTCTTTGATCTTTGGCAAGGCTGTTGTAAATTACATTGTTTCCTTCGACGGCATCAACTCTCGTCCAAAGCTCTTGTTCAGTGTTATTTTCATCTAGTGAATACAACCATACGTCTGAATTATTGATGTTTACAGCATCAATAGCAGCTACCTGATTAGTGCTGGGATTAGTAATCGAAAAGTCACCTAGATCAAGTGCGCCCTGTCTAAAGTGACAGAAATATCCTGTGTTTGTGCTAGCCGGGCCTTGGCCGTCATTTCTAAATAGAAATCCAAAATCATTGCCAGGCAGCGGAGCTTCTTCTGCTATTGCGTTGCCGTTAATTTCTGTAGATACAATTTCAAATAAAAGAGACCTGCCATCTACAGTTTTGTTATAACTAAAGGTAGGGACTGCATTTGAAGCACCATTTATTTTATACTGCTCTGTAGGAACACCGTTTACGCTGTTTGCTTGCGCAGGATTTCCGATCTTACCGTTCTGCGGAAGCGCAGCATTTAACACTCTCTGAAACTGTTCGTTCCAGTTAGAGTTGGAAGGATCATTCCATACAATTGCTTGAGCTGCGAGATTTACATTGTTAGAATCTCTAACAGTTTCTGAAGTGCTGACTGAATCAATTTTTAAAAGGCCGTTACCTGTTTGATTTCTTTTTGGATTATAACTTAGCAGTCTAGCTAGTCTGAGAACGCTTTCTCTTCTTTCTGCAAGTTCTAGATAGTTTTCTCTAGCGTTAAGATCAATTCGAAACGCAATGTTTTGGCCAAGAAAAGCCATCATATCTATTAAAGCAAGGTACTCTGATGACTCTATGTAATCGTTGAAATCTTCTGGGTAATTTTCCCTCAGATAATTGATCATTGTTCTGCGAAGATTATCAAAGTCATAGCTTTGAAATTCCGCATTTCTGAAAGACTGATAAACTCTCTTCCAATCTTCCGATACTAGCAGTCTGTTTTGTCTGTTAGTTATAGACATTCACTTTTCCTATTATAAGTGTATTTATTGAAACAAGATATATGCTCAGTTTACTAAAGAATGCCAGCATTTTCGTCAAAAGAAATACGCAGAGATTCTGAAATATTATACTGGAGATATCTCAGTGTGCATTCTACCTGTATGCCATTATCATACTCGTCTACTACAATGCTTTCTGCGTTTACTCTTGGATCATAGTTTACAATTTCAGTAACATCGTCCACAATTGCCTGTTTAACAGGCTCAGTAAGTGGCTCATAGATTGCGCTCCAAATAATGGTGCCAAATGTAGGGTCTGACAGTTTTTCGCCCTTTTGTATGTTGAAGTGATTTAATAAATCTTGTTTGATTAGCGCAATGTCGTAGAGCACCCAGTTGTTGGCGTCGGGATCTACAGTTGAAATGCCTCTGTAAGCCCGACTTTCAACAGGTGCCTGTGGCTTCTTGTTAGAAGGTACGTTAACCTGTTTGTAGATGTTCTTTTCTTGTGAAGACATAGTGTATTTAACCTTCTAGTCTTTGCCCTTTCTGAAGGTGTCTGCTGTTGAACTTAGAGAGGCTGTCTTTGGAGGATCGGGGTCTAAGGCACCTTCTACTTGTTTTTTGATATCCGTTTCGATATTTGTGTAATAGGCCGGGTTTAGATTTTCGTGATGCGGCCACGGTTCGTGCTGCGGAACTCTACGCAAAATACTAGATATCGGATCAGGATCTTTATTGGCTGATGTGGAATTTCCTGGTAGAGGCCATTGCTGGAAACTTCCTTGTGTAGAAGCGCCTGTTGCTCTAAGTGTGTTTTGACCGTTAATGCTTACAAGATTAAATTCTTCTTCGCCGGGCTCTTGTGCTAGAATGTTGATATTGCGATTAGCCGTAAAGTTATTGTCTAGATTCGATAGAATATTTGTTGACCCGGCACCCGATTCTATGTTTATACTACCGCTCGTGTTTATATCTGTCTGACCTTTGGTGGTTATTCTGCTGTTTTTCCCTACAAGTATTTTTGTGCTGGCAGCAGATTCTAGGTGAACATCTCTTCCGGTTTTAACATTAAAGTCTCTACCCGCTTCAAAATTTATATCATTATCTGCTTTGAAATTAAAATCTGCTGCTGTATGAACTGATATAGAATCTTCTGAATAGATATCTATCTTGCCGTTGGACGTTAATTCTACCCAGGCAGTGCCTTTGGCGTTTCCTATGTATATTAGGTCTTCTGCGTTGTGCATTAATATCTGATGACCTGTGCGTGTTTTTAAACGCAGCATTTCATTTTGAGGTATTGTTACATCACCGTCAGATTCGTCTTTATCTACATTAGCGTATTCTGGAGGCGATGTAGACGCAGGTTTTTTTCTAAGTAGGGTAGGATCACCGTCGTCCATTACAAATGAACTTCCGCCCAGTCTATTGTGATATTTGTGACTACCTTTCTTACCTAGAATTTTTGGTGCTTCTTCTCGCTTGTCCTGAGGTCCCGGAGTTGAGATGCCAAACACAGCAGAAGGCAAGTCTCTTCTAGCACTAGAACTATTAAGTCCTCTGGTTTCGTCGCCTAGTAAACCCTGTTGCTCTAGTATGTTTTTGAAATCACTATGAACTGGCTTAGGTACTTGGGTAAAATCGTTACCGTCAAACTCTTGTCTTATATTCCTTTCGCCGACTGGTAATTTTTTATCGCCATCTTCTGTATTGTAAGTAGTAGCAGTATCTGTAGCAGGAACCATAAAGTTGATATCGTCATCTACGATACAGCCCATCCAAAACGCTTCGCCGCCTTCTGCTAGTATTACAAGAACCTTAGTACCGATGTCTGGTGGCACAAACCACATACCATAAGACTTTTGACTGTATTTGTCTTCTGCGTTATTCGAAGTGCCTTCTGCAGGTGTTTTGCCATAAAAAGGAGAAAGATATTTACAGGTAAACCACTCTGTCTCAGTATTAGGAATGTTTCCCACTTTGGTTTTGGTGAGAAGTTCTACCTGTAGTTTTCCTCTGTATTCTGGGTCTAGATTGTTTCTTACAATACCCACGAACGGTCCAGGATGCCAGCTATCTAGCTCTATTAGATTGGCATTAGTTCTTTTATAGGTACCTGTGCTTCTGTTAACTCTGTCTATCATATTTTAGTTTGCCTACTAGGGAGCAATAGGTCCTCCTATTGCTCCCCCTCCTAAGTCTGGAGTGTCTGCTGGAGCATCTGGTTCGTTGGCAAGCGGCGTGGTATCAGCACCTGATATGCCAGTTTCTGCTTCCGGAGTTGTTTGTGGTGGTAGTGGTTGACTAGGAAACGGTCCTGCGTCTATCGCTTTTTGCGACAGATTTGTGTAAGAGTTAATTGCATCTCCTGGTTCTACTAAATTATTTTCTCCGTCGTCGTTTGTTTGATTTCTTAATCTCATGAGATTTAACTGTTGAGTAAATTTGTTACCAGATATTGTGTTTGTAAGCGTGTTCACTCTGTAAACCCCACTAAATTGTTTTACTGGTTCACCGTCTAACTTAGGAAACTGCATTGAACCGTAATCGGTTTCGTTAGATGTTTGATTATAATCAATAGGTGTTATAAAATTAAGAATAATATAAGGTTCATTGCCTTGATAATCCATAGTTTTATCTACGGTTTGCTGAAGACCATCTTTTTTTGCAGTGTAATTTCCTACACCTGTGTCTGTTAGAAAGTAAGGATCGCCCCAGATTTCTAGATCAGCTGTTATCAAGTCTGCGACGCTGTTTAGTAGTATATCGTTGAAAGTCCGTGCTAGTGCCATTTTACTCGTTTGTGCAATATCGCCAGTAGCTGTGCTACTCCCGTTAGTCGGACCACCGTTGCTAGTACCAGGTATGGCTTCGTCTTGCGATTGTCCTTCGGCCGTCTTCAAAGGATCCTCTTTATCTGGGTCGAAGCCAAAGGAATCGATTTGATCGGCTGTTAGTGCTCCTATGTCGTATCGCAATGCTTCGTAGAAGGCAGTATTAAATCGTATATCAAAGTCAATAATATCGTCATTTAGACCAGAATAGATATAATTGTATTCTTTTGGTATTTTCTTTCGAAGCTCACTAATGTTCGGAGTGTTTTGTGTAGGAGCATTAAAGTGTGTTTGGCTTACCTTGTATGGCACAACCTTATAAACATAGATTTTTGCAGAGCTTCCTGTTTTTTTAATATGTTCTTCGTCGGTTATGTTATAAACGTTTCCTTCAATTTTAAAATAATTTCTAAGTCCGTTTTCGTCAGGTTCGTCGTTGACAAATTTTGCCGCGTACTCTGACATTAACACAATTTCTTCAATAATATCCTGTATTCGTTTTCCGGTTCTTGCAGTAATCGATCTTTCTTTTGGCGAAACTGTAATTCCTGCTCTTTTAAAAATTGTGTCACCGTTCTCATTTTCTTCTTCTTCCGGATCTGGTCTTCCGAATAATTGTGTGCCCGAATCAAAAAGATTTTTTGCTAGGGAAGATTTGCCAATGGCGTTAACGTCTTGACTCACAACCCTTTCTAGTGTTTCTAACGATATAGAGTTTTGAGATACTTCTGGACTTCCGTTAGACTGTGACTGATCAGTCTGTGTAGCACCTTCGCTATCTTCTGATTCGGCTAACAGCGCTTGTGTAAATGCTGCAGAATCTGTAGGGAAAGCGATTACGAATTGGTTTGGTTGTATGCTGTTTTCTTTGTCTTTTTTGACCTGTTCGGTGTTATTAAGAACGCTAGTAAGACTAGATTTATTGCCTTCACTAAGCTGTAAAAAATCTGCTACAGTGGTGCCTTGCATTTGTATATCGCTAGTAATCCTTTGAATCTCATCTAGGAATACTTGATCGTTCCATGCGATTCCTGAAATGCTATATTCGCTACCGGCGCCCGACACGTTAAATTCAAGCTCAGTTAGTCTAATAGGAATATATCTAGCTGTATTTGGAATTGTAGTAATTTCTCCGTTATCGTCGTACCCTATAAATTCTACACTGAGAATAAATGGTACAGAAGTATATGAAACTGTTTTACTATTTCCTACTTGTCTTACTGATTCTGCAAGTGTTTCAAGTAACAGTCCCATAGAATACGGTTCGTTTATAGTGAAACTAACTGTAGTTGCATTTGTCTGTCTTGAAGCTGTGTTAGGAACTACTATTGAATTTACTTCAAGATCGTCTATAAAATATTCAGCAGTAATTCCTAGTTGCTGTTCGTAGTAAGTTTTTACCTGCTGATTACCTGAGCCACCGGAACGTGCTATTATTCTTTTAACTCCGTTCCTTCTATAAGTGCCATTTGGGTCTGCAAGTTCATTATCGTCTAAAATACCTAGCGTGATAATACAGCTATAGCTAGCATACTCGCCTAATACGTTAGGATAAGGAAATCCGTTGGTTTCATTAGACACAGCGCTAGAAGTAGCGGTGTTGTTGGTCTGTGTCGCTCCAGCCGGCGTCTGCCCTGATGTAGTTACTTCGACCATTATATACCTAAAACTTCTCTCAATCTAGGTCCTTGAGGTAGATATATTTCCAAGCCTGCTTTAAGATCATAGACTGGGTCTTTGATAATATCCATATTGCGCTGAGCAAATACCCACCATAGTTTATGTGTTCCATACAAACCTAAGGCCAGTAGATCTGGTCTATAGGTGAACTGTGGTTCTACTGTATATACAATATCATCATTGCTGGCCGGTATTGGTCTGATTCTTAGTCTTTCGAGATAGAGATCATTTTGTATACGAGTGTTAAACCAGGGAGAAGTTGCAGTGTATTCTGCCATTAGATGTAACCTCCTCCATTTTGAATATATTCGCCCTTAACAAATGAATCAAGACTGAATCTATTAACCTTGTCTCTGCTGTAAGTTGGAAATACTGTAATTGATATTTCTGATCTTGTAGGCACATATGACCCGTTTGGTCCAACTGGCACCTGTATATAATCAACATCCTCTGGGAGAGTAACTGTGTACTGTTCTACTACAACAGGCACGTCTTTGAACACAAAATCACCGTAACCGTTAAGTTTCACAATAGGGGGCGGCGACCCTCTTGTAGAAGTAGTGTTTCCGCTACCATATGCCATTTTTGTCACGCTGCGTAGGTATTGATTAGCGGCTATCCAATACGCACCTTCTGATGCGTTTTCCGCTGTAAATGTTCCTGTAAGCACAAACTGATCTACAGACGAATTTTGATAGATAGGAAACGGATAGTTAGAATGCGTAGGACTCAGTTTGTCATAATTTGCTGTGTATGCAATATAGATATTAGGAGTATACGGAAAAATAAAGTGTCCTGCTTCTAGAAGCGGTTCCATAATTTTAGAAATATCTTCATTGTCTGATCCTTTAATTATTTTTTCGTAATTTGCAGGAATACTTAGTTTTACACGCCAGTCCTGCGATTTATCATTAAAAGTGCCTTGTGCACCTGCGTTAAGGCCAGGTAATCCATCTGTAGGTAACCCACCGAACAGGTCCTGAAGTGGATCAGGAACAAGGTTTCCTACTGCTTTTTTGGCACTATTAGCGATACCGCCTATTGCTTCTGCAACCATACTGTTTCTCCTTGCAGTATTTAGTTGACAAAATTAACTGCATACTTTATAATAAATACAATAACTTAGGAGCAATCGTTGAGAAAAGTTAACTATCTTAATA